TGTGCCTGTTCACGGACTACGGGGACACAGTGTGCGACCCATTCATGGGCGGCGGGACGACAGGCGAAGCGTGCGCAGGAACCGGCCGAAAGTTCATCGGCATCGAGCGTGAGCGCCGGTAATCTCGGCCTCGTTCATCCCGCTCCTGCTGGTGAACCTAGTTCTGCATGTGCTGGCCGTGGTTGTCCTTTGTGGCCGCAACCAAGGCGAGCTTTTCCGCAGCGCCGCTCACTACTGGAGGACCAGCGAACGAATCGGACGGCAGGGCAGCCTGTTTACTGCTACCCGGACAACGAGTGCGGAATGAAGCGAGACAGCAAAATGTTGATGCTTGCCTTTGAGCGCACCGTGATTTTTCCAGAGGACGGAAGAACATTGCGACAAGAGCTTGAGGCGCGAGGGTATGACATTACCACGCTTAAATTCTCGGTCATGAAGAAGCGACCTAACACTTGAAATAACCGGCAGCAGCCACGGTGCTGTTGCGGTAACCGACAGACGAATCAACCCTTCCTGAAAAGCCCAGTCTGATTCGCCAGGGCGACGATGGCTGATGCGGTTCCGGAAATCGCGGGCCAGATTGACTCAAAGCTGCCGGTTACGTCACTGGCGACAGCGTAGGCCGCTTGTAGTGTGTTTTTTAGCGCGTCGAGCTTGGCCTTGCCCTGGCCGCCATCCGGGAATGCGGCTTCTAATGCTTGCACGGCCTGGATAATCAGCGGAAGCAGCGACAAAATCGTTTTCACAACGGTTAAAAATTGCATGGTCTTGCTCCTTTAAAAATGACATTTAAGTCTTACGGCGGGGCCGAAATAGTCAGCCGGTGAAAGGTGGCGGCGTAGGTTCGCCGTCTCCAGCGGGTTGATTGACTCGACTATTTCCAGGTCGGGGCGGATTCGGCACGGCTCCGGCATGGCGCAACTGCTCAGCAGGGCGGGGATCAGCAGCAGTGCCGGAAGTCTTGGCAGGCAGGCCGATTGCCGGATTCGCCGCGACGTGCCAGCCATTGATCCACAAGACGGCAAGGCTCGCGCCCAGGGTGCCAACGGCTTGAATCGTGTTGGAGTCGAGGGGGATGCTGTAGCCGAAGGCGGCGGCGATCCCGGAGACGGCCAGAAGCACGCCGACAATCGCGCCAGCAATCGCGGCCTTGTCGCCTGATTTGGCGCAGTCGGCCAGGGCACTACCCTTGCGGAACAAGGCGAAAAACGCTGATAGTTTGGTGAACACGATTTTCCTTTCATGGGTTAAAAACTCGCTTGCCAGATCGCGGCGGAACGCACTGCCAGTGCGACCAGTGCGGGGTTGCGTCGGGGTGCTCGATCCAGATTCCGGAGCGCTCCAGCTTGTCGAGATTGGCGAGGCACCACTTATCAATCTCGTTGTGCGGGTCGTAGACATCCACGGCCAGCCCCTCTTTGTGATTGCTTCTCGCTGCGCCTTGAGCGCATGCTTTCGGACGGAAACCGCCATACTTCTGGCCGCTGACACTGGTGCTAGTCAGTGGATTCGCCGGGAAGTCGATACCGTCTGCTTTGGCAAGCTGCTGTAGCGCCCAAACGGCGGGGATCAGGTGGCGGGCAATGTTGGCGCGGCGCTCTGGCGTGAGGTCTGGCGACTTGTCCCAAGGGCCGATGATGTCTTCAGCGGTTATCACTTGACACCCCCCTCGTCATCTCATGGTGCAGGCGGATGACTTCAAGCCGATAGTGTTTGCTCTTGTAGTAGATCATCACGCCGATGGAGACAATTGTTCCGACGATCCCGACAATAACCCCAATATCATTAAGCGTCAGGCCGAAATACAGCGTCACTCCAGAGGTCGAGTAACTTACTTTTGTGGCGGTTTCGGCCACTCGCTCTGCCGCAATAGATGCACTGTCATCCATTACTCACCCCTTCCTATACTCATTTGGCAATTGTTTTCTGAGCAGTTCAGATAAATAGCTGGTTTCGCAGTGATCCGGGTCTAGAAAGAAAATGATGTCAATTATTCGACGAGCAAATCCCCATAGACGCGACCTTTTGCGCAGACGCCACGCTCTCGCGCTCAGCGTCTCGTCAGGCTCGCCACCGATCAGCGCGTTGCAAAATTGATCGGCGGCAATCAATACCCCTTTCAAGCTCATGCCACAATCTCATCCGCTCTGCCACTACCGATAAGCCCAATAGCCTCAAGGATTTGAAGGCCCTCAAGCACCAGCGGGTCGTCAAGATCGACGAATTCAGCGGCTTTGAATTTCTCCAGCCAAACCTCGATCTGAACCACGGATTTAGCGGCGGTGTAGATGGCGGCAAGCTCCACGTCGGTGAAGCGGGACATGTATCCGACTTTTGACAGGGTTCTTGATTGGGGGGCCGCAGACAATCCTAAATCCGCTATCGGCGTTGTCTGGATATTTGGCACAAAAACCCAGGACACACCGTTCCAGTTGTAGTCCGGGGATGCCTCTGGTGGCGCGGTCGTGGTGCTGCGTGCAGACGGCGTTGCTGACGTGCCGTTGTAGCGTCCGTAAATGTCAAAGGTGTAATTTGCCATTATCCGACCCTCACGAAAGTACGGGCATTTGCTCGCGTTGGCGTGATCGTGGCGGTGCTGACACGGTAGGAATTTCCTAGAGCGGTGATGTCGGCAGCGGTGATGGCGGCGGCGGACACATTGCCCGTAGCATCCATCTGCCCTGAGAAAAAGTAGGGTGTGCCGATTGTGTTGGCGACATAGTAATTGGCACTTGTTGCCGCCTGCCCTGTGGTTGTACTTGGTGCTGACCACATCCATGTCACGCCACCGTCTGCTGTCGAGAGCACAACGCCATTGCTCTGGCTTGCTCCCATAATCGTATTGGCATCGGTCGCGACTAGATTGTGCGGGGCCGATGTGTAGGTCGATCCGGGGGCCGCGTTGCTGATGTTGCGCACCGTCCAGGTGCCGATTGTCGTTGCCGTCGCGATTTGATTGCTACCAATCGACAGCATGTACCAGCGATTGGCGTCTGCATACACGGCGGCGGGCAGGCCGACAAACCCCGGAGGGGTGGCGATTAGCGTCCAGGTCGCGCCGTCGTTGGTGGTCTGATAGGCAAGGCCGGTTTGGCCGTTGCAGATTACCCAGGTTGATCCTCGGCCAAAGAATGAGGTGTTGTTGTTGACGAGGAATGGGGCAGTGCGTGCTGTCCAGGTACCGCCAGAGTCGGTGCTGAACGCCATGTTTAGACTACCACTCGCCAACACGGCAAGGCGGGCCGGGTCGCTGGAATTCACGCGGTATCGGCCAGCAATAGCCCCAGTAGCGTCGGCCCAGGCCACGCCGCCATCTGACGTCTTGCGAAATAGGTAGCCGCCAGGGACGGATGGACTTGCCAAAGCAAGGAAAAAATTATTACCGTTGCGATACCACCACCCGGTAGATCCGGTATTCAGCGCCGCGCCTCCAAGGATAATTGTGGATTCATCGCCAGAGAATGCGGTGCCATTTACACTGCGCTGTGCGATCCAATTCCCGGTGGATGGGCCAATCAGCAAATGCCGTGCCCCACACCATGCGGCGACGGCCATCACAGTTGGCGCGGAAAATAGCTCTCCGAGCATTGACTGAGAGGCTTGACTAGGCCCAATGCGGATCGAGGTCATCCCGCTGTATGTAGCTTGGCCGGTTAGCGTTGAGGCTGTCCAGGTGTCTCCGTCGGTGCTCGTCCAGCACGCAAAGGCAGTGCCTGTATTTGATGGCGACCATGAGTACAGCGTGGTGCCATCGCTGGTAATGAGGTTGATACCCCCGCTAACTAAATTGTTAGCGATTTGTCCAATCGTGACGATTTTTGCTCCGCTGGCATTAACGATCAGCGCTCGACAAACGCCGGTATTGTCTATCGACACGGTATAGGCGGCGACCGTGGCAGTTTTTGCCGGTGGCAAGGCGGCGGCCAGATGGACGGTTCCAAGCCCGCCCAGCGCCCGCTGATCGGTAGCCGCGACAAGGCGGTAGTCTGTGCGCAGGGAGTCTTTCACGGTCGTCCCAAGCGAGGCGGCGGGTATCCATGTATTTGATTCGGCCCATTGGGACGTGCCATTGTCAAAATAGGACGAAACGGCGGACAGTTCGGCAATTTCGCCGAGGCCGTATTTGCTGGCAAGGTCGGTACTGCCAGTCACGAGGTCACTGAGTAATCCAGGCATTATTGAAAAATCCTCCAAGTGGAATTTGCGAAGCGAAGTTGCAGGCTGACGTTGCGGCAGTCGAGCGTGATGATCCCGGATGCAGTGCCAGCCGGGCCGGTGACCGTGTTTTCTCCAGCGTCAAGCACGTTGTCGACGCGGTTGTTGGCGCAGGTGATCCAAATCGTGTCACCCTCTCCTGGCGCGGTGGGCAGGGTGACCGCTGATGCGGCGGCATTGGTCAGTAGGTAGTGGCGATTGGCGATGGCCGTCGCTGTGGTGGCAGTGACAACGACCAGCGATGGCATACCGATGGCTGCCATGCTCGGACTTAGGCTGATTGTCCAGTCGGTATAGGTGCCACTGCCCCCTGTCGTGCTGGCAAACACCGTCATCTCGCCCGTGCTGGCGTCGTAGGTGATAATCTGGCCCGAGAGATAATTGGTTGGCGTTGGTGTGTTGGCGATCATGACAAACTGACCGACGCTGTACGCTTTTCCGGTTTGGATAGTGAGTGATTTCGTTCCAGGGGTACAGGACAGACTCGTCGCACTGGTGGCCGATGTGCCAGGGGCGGTAAGTGCGCTGGCGGCACTGGCGGCGGCAGCAGATGCTTGTGCCGTAGCCAGGGCGACTTGTGTGGTTGCCACGCCTGCTTGAGTTGTCGCCGTATCGGCGGCGGCTGTCGCTGAGGCTTCTTTCGCCACCACATTGGCCTCCAGGGCATTCGCCTCCGTACAAAAGGCAGGGATCTGCGTACCGAAAAAAGTGTCAACATCGGTTTTAAAGGTCGCTGCTGTGCGGTCGAGCGCGGGAAGTGGAGTAATCGCCATTAAATAAGCCCTTCGATATTTAGGTCGCATTGATGGACTTGCTGGTATTCAACGGAGATACCGAAGCCCTTGAAAAATCCATAGACGATAAGCGGCTCGTAGCCCGGTGCCTCGGTAGCGATATAGACACAAGGAGTCGCTCTCAAGGCCGCAAGCTGCCTATAGATGCGGTTAAAGTCGCCCTTGTTTGTCACGATCGGCAGGGTGACGCGCTTTGAAAAGGCGCGCTTTACGATTGTTGTGCGGCCAAAATCGTCGGTTTCCTTGCGCGAGTAGTCGTTAATTTCGACGCCCGCCCCGTAGCGCGTCGCGCCGATTTCGATCAGGTCACCGAATTTGCATACGCCGCATGCCACTGGATTCGCGCCCGAGGCAGTGAGCGTAATTGTCAATTCGGCGACTTGGAAATGTGGTGGAAGGTCAGTCAACACAACGTCGGTAAGCTGCACGTAGTCGGCAAAAAACCAGTCGTAGAAGCTCTCGATAAAACTGCCGTCGAGGGTAATAGTTCGGCTGTAGACGACGCTACCGCCTGCGTGATCCTTGAGTGTCACTGCCAGCGTGCGCCCTTGCAATTCCAGCAGTGATACCGCGCCGACGCTGATCGGAGATAGCGTGACAGACAGTGACGACGTTGCTGTCGTCGCCGTGCCGATTACGTCGTCAAACATCGCCCACCGATTTGTTGGGCCGATGTCTAGCCATTTCGGCGTAGCGCTCGTATCCGTCGCCGGGTCGACGCCTATATTCCCCGCGATAAGGCTCTCGTAAATCCGGTGTGTGCTGGCGCGGATACAGCGCCCGCCCAGGGCATAGGTCGTACCGACCGCCCATTCGGCGTAATCCGTCTCCGGGACAGACGCGCTTGTGAGCATGGTGTCCGTCACCACCAGCGGGCGGATGACTTTTGTCATTGTCGGGACGGTCATGCGGTGGCCCTCACGGCGAGCGCGTCGCCATCCGGCATGGCGCGGTCGATGGCCTGCGCGGTGCGCCTGGTGTTATTGACGACTGCTCGGTTTTCAGCACGCAATAGGTCAAGTGCCTCGACGACAGCATCGAGCTTGGCCGCCAGTACCGCACTGTTTTCGCCGGGATCACGCAGGCGGGCCATCAAGGCGGCGGTTTGCTCTGCCGGGTATATTTGCGTCGCCGTATCGGCCTGGATCAACTCCGGCCCTTTCTCACCAGCAAGGTAGAGGCCCGCGCTAGCCAGACCACCAGCGGCGAAGCCGTGAATTTTTTTGTATTCCTCGCTACCCATTAAGGCTTGAGCGATCTGGTCAGTGCTCATGCCACTTGCCAACTGTTGTGACCAGTAGTCCGCCCCACCACTGTCGGCTTGCCGACCGAGGAGGTTTTCGTAGAGGGTTTCGATAGCAGACTTCACTGTGGTTGTGGCAGCAGGCAGTGCTGTAGATGGGGCCAGGCTCGACGTATCTACCGTCGTATCCGCCAAGTTGCCAAAACCATGCGCTTTCATGTACTCATCGCTGCGCATAAGTTCTTGCGCCATTTGCTTGGTATCAAATCCGCTGTTGAGTTTTTGCGCCCAGTAACCTGCACCAGCGCTGTCAACTTGACGGCCAAGAATGGTGCTGTAAAGCATCTCGATAGCAGTAGAGGATGGTGCTGTCTTTAGCCGCTCTGCTAAGTCGTTGTAGCTGGCAACCGTGGCTTGTGCGCCTGCCTGGACAACACCGCCAGGGAGTTGGTCAAGTCCAATACCCCACTCCTTGCCCATCCGCCATGCCGGGGCACCACTCGGTGTCAGTCCGTTCATGCCAATGCCGTCATTGGTAGTGTTGGCGATTAGGAAGCCGTTTTTATCGAATATTCCGGTGTGGTTGTCATCCTGTTTAGCGGCATACAAACCCATCTTCTCGTTCAGTATTTTGCCAAAGGCGGCAAGAGGATCAGCCGAGGCTTTAACAGTGTCCCACTGGTCAGCGCTAAGGGCGTCCATAAAATTCTGCACCGCCGTGGTTTGCGATCCGACCGCACCGAATATCTTTTGCATGTCGGACATATTCATGTCAATGCCGTTGTTGTACTGCTTGTTCATCACTGCCTGCCGCCAGAGATTTCCGCTTGGATCATTGGTGGCACCATCCGCCCATGCCTCCCCATACTTAAAGACAAGCTCGTTGTAGCTCATCAGCTTGTCGAGTTCCGCTCGCAGATCATCCGCGATGGGGGTCTCTTTTGCCGTGGCGGCACCGCCCGCGCTGCCAGCATCCGCAGACGGTACCCAGGGGAAGTTTGAGAAGTTGCCTGACGGTGCGGCTGTTGTGGTTGTCGTGCCGCCCCCACTACCGCCACCCCCGCCCCAACCACCACTACCTCGGGCCGCGACCGCCGCAGCGAATTGACTGAGCGCGGTGCCGACCGACAGCACGCTGTTGTTGATACCGTTGAGCGCGTCTAGCTGGTCTTTGGCCTGATTCAGTAGCGCGTCTAATGCCTCCAGGTCTTCCCGGTGCTTTTTCGCCAGGTCGATTTTTTGTGCTTGATATTGCGCGTCAGCCTGTTTTGCCGAGGCATTGATGGCATCAAGGGTCATCTGTGCGACGCTGACCTGCGCGTTGGCATTTTTACCCAGTCCGGCCACCGTGGCGGCGATGCGGCCTTGCTCGCGAGCGTAGGACACGAAGTCGCCATAAAGCTGCTGCGCAGGCTTCGCGGCGGTTGCTAGCGCCTCGTCCAACCCGCTAAAGTTTTTCAGCGACCCACCGGCGTTGGAATACGTCAGCGCCGATTGAAGCAACTGGCTGGCATTCTGGCGCTGCTGGCGTAGCTGCGTGTCGCTCTCCACCGTGAGCGATTTGAGCGCGCCCCGGATGGTATCTGCTACTTTTACAATGGCGGATAGCCCCTCTTGGGCGGCGTCGCGCTGCGCGGCGAAAGAGTCTTTGACGGCCTGATATTGCGCATCAAGGGCAGACACTTGCGCGTCATACGCGGCGTTTTGCTTATCCTTCTCCGCGCCAATCGACTTTTCGAGGGCGGAATAGGCCGAATCTGTTGCGGCGGCGGCTTGACTGGCAGCAGTGGCCGCGTCTTGCAGCGACCAGATATAGAGCTGTAGCGCCTGATTGGCCGGATCAATCGCCGCCAGTTCGCGAGCGCGGATCGCGGCGGTGTTGCCAAGCGCCTCATCGAGTTGGTTTTGCAGGCTTGCGGCTTCGCTGGCGACTTTTTCGGCATGTGCTTTTGCGGCTTCTGCTGCTTTTTGCATCGCCTCAGCGGCAGCCGAGGCGGCAGCGTCTGCCGTGGCTTTTGCAGCGGCTTCCGACGCCTCCGCCACGGTGGCAAAAGCGCCGGAAAGGCCCATCAAGGCCGCGAATGTCTTTTGACCGGATTCTGTCGTGGTGTCCAGACCCTCGACCAGTGCCCGGAATTGGTCTTTGGTGCTCGGCATGCTGATATTCAGCGCCGCGAACTGATCAGATAACTGCTTCGTGAGCGCTGCCGACTGCTCACCTTTGGAAAAATAGGTGGCGTAGTAGGCGCTGATCTGCCCGGAGAGTGTTGTAAATCCACCCGCCAGCTTGACAATCGCTGCCGTGGCCTCGCCGGTGATTTGCGGGTTGATGGACGCCTTGATCTGGTCAAACAGGGCTACAACGCCGGAGAGGTTCGTTGACATCGCCGTCGCCGCATCCGCCGACAGGCTGGAAATCGTCGAGGTTAAATCGGTGCTGGTGCCGACGATGCTGTCAGCGATGGCCTTGTAATCGGCATTCGCGCTGCGGAAGGCATCGGTGACAATCGCCAGTTGCAGGCGCGGGATTTCCTCCTGCGCGTATTTCTGGAAATCGGCGCTGCCCTTGCCCGACTCGATATTGTGCTGGTAGATGGTCGCGCCGCTGGCATCGGCGACACGGGAAAAGCCCTGGTTGCTGGACTTTCCTTTCTCGTTGATCTGACCCCAAAGGGTCGTGTTGTACTGCGCGGATGGCGCGTATTTGGCGACGATGGCCTGTACCGCATCGGTATAAATCGCCTTCTGAAATTCGGACTGACCGTCAAGCGCCTGACCGGAGCCGATGACTCCTGTATTGCCGTAGGCCGGATTGGTGATCGCGCCAGTCGCCGTGCCGACAAAGCCGGTGCCGTAATTTGATTTGGGTGCGCCGCCTTTGCCGAAAAGGTCTTTGCCAAAAAGTGAGGCCAAGGCCAGCGCGCCGCCGACCCAGGGGAGTGCGGTGCCAATCATGGAGCCTAGACTTGTGAGTTCTGGTAATGCTGCCTCAACCATTTTGCTCCCAACCACGTCACCAGTAATTAACCCACCAACCTCTTGCCCAACGATCATGCTTTCTGTGACTGGTGTTGAAAGCCCGATTGCTTGCCCTACGCTCGATGTAGCAAAGGTGTTGTAAAGCCCTCCCCCACTATTACCAGTGAACAGGTTGTAGGCATTGTTCCCGGTGCTGGCAAGGCTGGAAAGTCCGCCGAGTCCTGCGCCACCCGTCGCACCGCCAACAGTATTCGCGCCGGACACGTCAGCGAAAATCGAGAACACCCACTTTTTAACCGTCATTTGATACAGCAAGTCAATCAGCGTGGTCTTGAGCGTGTCGCGCAGCTTGGTAAAGGTATCCTTGCCACCGGTGAATATCGACGCGAAGGCATCATGCGCGACAGAATCGACCGATCGCCACGCTTCTTTTAAATTTTCCGTGCCTATTTTTTGCTGGCTGAGTTTCAGCCATTCGGCGTAATTTTGTTCGGCTTCGATGCGCCCCTTTGATTCAGCCGACATCGATTCGACCACTTTCCAACGGGCGTCCGCCTCTTTTTCCAGCATGGCGACCTGGCGCGCCGCGTCGTCAAAATAGATGGTGTTGTCGATCTTGAGTTGCGCTATCTCCTGCTGATATTGCTGATTCAGCTTGCGCGCTGCGTTTTCCTCGGCGAGCGCTACCGCGACCTGTTTGTGCGCCTCGATATTTTCCAGCGTCGCTTTGGTAGCGGCGTCGGTGTATTTCGGCGTCTTGACCAATTCGCCGTTGGCATCCACCGAAACGTTGTAAAACTTTTCGGTGATGGCAGCTTCATATTTCTTTGCCTCACTGTACCCGGCCAGCGAAATCGCATTCAGATTGGTGATCTTCCCCTCTTCGCGCAGGGCGTCGAGGTTCTTGGCGTCAAAGAGCGAGTATTCGGCAATCGCCTTTTTCGCCTGATCCAGTTTTTGTAAGCTGTCGGCGCGCTCCAACTCAGCGCGGGCCAGTGCGCGACTGGTCGCCGTGCCTTTGGCCTGCTCTTCGGCGGTCATGGCATCCATCTTTGCCAGGGCCTTTCCGGCTTCGGTCAAATTTCCACGCGACTCAAGATCAAGCTGAGCGACGGCAATCCAGTCACGGGCGGATTTGATGATGGCTTCGTAGGGGTCTTTTGCCTCGGCGGTACTGGCGGTTTTCGTGGGGCGGGCCTTGAAATCCGGCGCGGATTTTACGTCGTCATAAAAACCGGGGCCGTAGCTGTCCATTTCTTTTTTCATGGCCTTGCGTGCTTCAAAGGCGGCCATAAATTTACTACCAATAAGCTGCTTCGTCAGCAGGGCGTCGGTATCTTTGCCTGCTTGGTCTTGGATAGCCTTGACTTGGGCAAAGTCGCCTTTTAGCAGCGCCTGACTTGATGCGACGCTGGCCGCCAGGCCATTCCCCATCAGCTTAAACGTAACGACAACGCCGTTCGCCGCATCGGCGACGAAGGCGAGCACCTTTAAGGCGTCCTCCGCCCACTCAGTAAGCGATCCATCTGCGGACAGTTCTTTGACGCCATCGCGAAGCCCGTTTGATCCGCTGAGCATGTCAAGCATGGCTTTCGCGGCCAGGTCAAGCGTTGGCAACAGGCCCATTGCCAGTTCTTTTTTCCAGGCCTCCCCGGAGGCGTTCAGCCGGACAAGATTTTTTTCGTACTCGTAAGCGGCTGCCGCTTGTTCCTTTGTGACCTTGGCCTGTAGGGTTCCGACGACGGCTAGGTCGTTTAGCATTGGCTTGAGCTTTGCGCCCTCTTTGCCAAAAAGGGCGAGAGTGATGGCGGTTTTTTCGGCCCCGTCGCTGTATCCGGCCATTGCATTGGCAATGGCCAGCATCGCTTCGTCTAGCTTCATTCGACGCAGCTTTTCAGCGTCCAGGCCAATGGCTGCGATAGCGCGAGAGGCTTCTTTTCCCTCGTCGCTCATCGTCATCATGTTTTTAGATAGCTTGGTCAGCCCCGTCGCTACCTGATCGATGCCGGTTCCAGAGAGCTTTGCTACCGACTTTAGCGCCGACAGACCCTCTACCGTCGCCCCAGTCTGCTCTGACAACTGCTTTAGGGCGGCGGCTGATTTGATGGCGTCATTGACCATATTCCCAAACGACACCAACGACATCGCCCCGGCCAGCCCAACAAACATGCCGCTGAGCGATCCGACAATTCCAGATAGTTGCCCTGGGATGCCCCCTAGCTTATTTGCCATCAGATTGCCAGCGGAACCCATCGCGCCAAGCGATCCCGCCGCCGCTTTCTGCTTGGCAATTGCCGCGTCGAGTTGCGCCAGATACGGCTTTAGCGCATCACCCGTTACGCCCTTGGCATTGGCAATGGCTTCGTAGTATTTGACGGTGCCGCGCTCGCCAGCCTGGGCCATCGCCGTCGCCCGCTGGATTGAGGCAATGATGCTCTTTTCCGCTTTTTCGACGCTCTGCGCCGCCTTGTCGCCGCCCGCGCCGATGCCTTCGATCCCCTTTCCCGCTTGCTGGCCGGAGTGTTGGACGGATTGCGCCATCTTCCCGGCACCTTGCTCGACACGGGCAAATGCGGCATCCACATTTGTCGTATCGAGCGAGACCTCGCCTTGGATTTTTAGATCAGACATGGCAATCCTTGATCGTTAAGTTTCTTTGTGCATTGCAACAAGCGCTTCGGCTTCCATTTCTCGAATGTCGTTGAACACCCGCCACCACGCGTCACCGGTCAATTCATGACGATCCAGCAGCGCAAATAGCGCCGGGTAGTTCAGTCCGGTCGGGCCGTTAAATCCGTGGCACCACTGCGTCGACACCTGCGAGAAGATCAGCCATTCCAGCCAGTTTTCCGGCCAGATTTCGGCCTCTTCTTCGTAATCGGCGCGGGTAAATCCACTACCGGCAAGCTCTGTGTCGGTTGGTATTTTTGTGTAGCGAACCCGCGCCGCCGTTGTCAGTTTCCCAGGCGGCCCTCGACAATCGCTTTCCGGTATTGCTCCATGATTTCGCTGGCGGCAGCCGGGAGTTCGTCGCAAATCTGCTCGGCGGTTTCGCGGTTGAGCGGCACATCGAGGTTCCAGCCGTCCAGCACGTCCAGCAAATAGGCGGCGTTTTTGTCGCGAGTCTTGGCCATTAGGTCGGCCATCTTGAATTGACCGTCGGAGGCCGGAGCTTCGTTGGCCTCAGCAAAAATGCCATCGATAAAACTGCCGAATTCCGAGCGCGTCATGTACTTATAGGTGACCTCGACACTGCCGTCGCCGCCTTCAAGAAGCGGAACGGTGATCGTGCGCTTGAATGTTTTTGGGCGTGCGCCCAGTTTGATTTTGTGTGCCATGATTTTTGCTTTCAAGAAAAAGACCCTTCCCGCATACGTTCGGGAGGGCATAAAGCCCGCCAAAGCGGGCGAGGAGAGAACGTTAAGAGGCGTAGCGGACGGCGCGGTTGTTGCCCGAGAAGGCGGCCTTGACTTTGTTGATTTGGCCGTCCTGCATCGACACGGCTTCGTTCAGAGCGACGGTGCAAGGCACCAGCAGGACAGACCCGGAGCGGGTAACAATCTTCAAAATCGTGTCCGTCTGCACGTCCGTCAGCGATTTGAGCGCGGTGTACCCAGCGGTTCCGATACTGTCGGCATCGAGGTCGACCGAGTAGCTGGTCGCCGCGAATCCGTCATTAATCTGATATTCCACGTCGGACTCGATGAACTTGTAATTCACCGTTTTCGGATCGCCGCCAGAGCTTGATGGATTCATGATCGTGGTGATCTGTGTGAAGGTCGTCACCTTTTGGACGCTGCCGACGCCGGTGCCTGCCGGGAAAAAGGTGGTGCTGGTGGTGTCGCAGCCTTCCAGGACAAAGGTATCTGTCGCCACGCTCTTGATTCGGAAGGCGCGTTTGTTCAGCCGCCCCCAGCCGGAAAGCATCAAGACAATATCGCCATTGGAATAGCCGTGTGCCGCGCTGGTGACAACGGCTTCGGCTGCATTTGTCACGATGGTCGTGGTTTTTGCATTGGCGATGGCCGATGCGATGTAAAAGGTACTGCCGGTCGGTACTTGTGCCATGATATTTGGGCCTTTCAGAAATGAAAAAACCCGCCGAAGCGGGTTGGTTTTGCCCAAAAGGGCGTTAAAAAACCGCCTTTCGGCGGCTTGTTGTTATCTGGTTGCCCAGATTGAAATTCGCTGGTGGCAGCCGTAAAGCTGCGTCTCGTCCTCATAAATCGAAATCGGCTCGCCCATTGGATCGGCTTGCATATCAGCGGCAGCGCATAGGGCGTCTTCGATGGCGCGAGCGAGGCTTAGCGCTTCGGCGCGTGTCGTGCTCCACACATTGACCTGCACCAGGACGTTGCGCTTGTCGCCTGGCGCGTTGTCAATAAATCGGATCGACGCGCCGCCAATGCCCTGCCACGTCACATAGGGCGTTGCCGTATTGATCGGCGCGAGGTCGGGATAGACACGCGGGCAAACCGTTTTAAGCGCGGTGACCAGTGATGATTCAAGCGTCATTTGCTCATCTCCGCCAGGAATCGCGCTTGCATGGCCTGCACGGCGGCAGCACGGCCCTCGCTAATGGCCGGGCCGAGAAATGGGTGTGCAGGCGCGCGGCTGGTGCCGAATTCGACCATGAATCCATATGGGCATTTTTTGTGATTCCAGGCGACGTGATAGGTTGCCAATCCTTCCCGACTTTTGTCTTTCGAATACACCTGATAAATCGAATCGCGCAGCGTGCCAGCGTTAAATTGATATTTGCTGTGCGTGCCATTGAACCAGTGCGCGCCTTTTGAAACTGGAACATTGGCTTTTGCGGCGGCATAGATTATTTGTGCCCCGGCTTGGGCGGCAGGCCGGGCGGCGGCATGCATCTGCTTGGCCTTGGCCGACAGTGACTGCTTGAACTGCGCGGTGTCGATACGGATCACTTGACGACCTCACATACCAGATCAACGTATTGCTTGCGCAGCAGATCGGGCAGCACGGCCTTGATCTGATGCACGACTGACCCATGCACGACGCGCATCCCGGCGTCTAGGCCGGTCATGTAGCGAATTCGGATGCTGGCCCGCACAATCGACACGTCGCCGCCTGCCTTGATCGCTTCCAGCCCTCCGGTGTGGCGCACGTCAGCCCACACGGCGGCGATCAGTGTCCAGGCCTCCACCGGCTGTCCAAGGCCATCTTGCTCCACACTGCGCTGCTCAATATTGATGCGATGGCGAAGGTCGGCGGATTTCATCGATACGTCCGATAGCGATCCAGCAGGCCGCTCAAAAACGGCATGACGGCGATATTGCTCACTTCGGCCACGCTCTCGCGGTTTGCGTACATGGCACCGACATGCATAAGCGCCCACTGCCGGATTGACTCCGGCACATTGGATGGTGCCGCACCGTATCCGGCCACGTAGGTAATCACTACGGCGCTCGGTTGCGTCTTGGTGGCCGGCCAGGAAGTTACTGGGGCCACTTGGGGGCGGATGGTGTCGGCAATCAGTGTGTATTCGGGGGTGGCAAGCGTCTGTGTCGCACCATCCGAATCAACATAGGTGATCGATGTAATGCTTTGAATCGGCGGCATGAACAGGTCGATGTATTCGGCGGATGCCGGAAACGCGTCGAGCTTGAGTGTCCATGTCTGAGTAATCAGCGCCCGCCCGATTTCTTGCTCGGCGGCTTGCGTCGCCGCGACGATCAGGGCGGCAATCAGCGCGTCCTCGTCCGAAGCATCGACGCGCAAATGCAGCTTGGCGTCGGCCAGCGTGACAGCGGCTGGAGTAGAGGCGGGCGGGACAAGCATTATTTGTTTGCTCCAAAAAGGAAGGGCCAGCCCGAAGGCCGGCTCTTGTTTCGTCGCCTGTTAAGACGCTGCGATCTTCAGCAACTTGATTGCCTGGCTGTTGCGGATCTTCCCGCCGACGCGCTTGCGCACATAAAATTTCACGTAACCCGGCGTGGTGATTTCGTCGCGGGTAATCCGCATGCCGACGCGATCAACGATCAGGTAACCCTCGCGGAAATCGCCAAAGGCCAGCGAGAACGCGCCAGCGCCAACAGCCGGCATGTCTTCGGCCTCGACAACGCCGTAGCCCATGAACATGTCAGGCTGACCGGCGGAAAGACCCGGCTGCCACATGTACGCATTGGTCGTGGCTTCCTTGTACTTCCGGAGAGCAGCGAGAACCAGTTTTGACGTAACAAACTTGGCATTTGCGCGATAACGTGCGCGCAGTGCATAAACGAGGTCATAGAACACATCCGGCGAGGTCGGCAGAGCAGCCGCTTGGCCAGAAGCGATGTATTGCAGCGTTCCAAATGCGCGGGAAGCGTCGACAGTCGTAACCGGAGCCGGGCCTGCGAGGAATCCGGTAGGCTTCTTGGTGCCGTTACCGGATACAAACGCCGCGCCTTCGCCCGCGTAGATCGTCTCAGCCGCCGAGCTGATCAACCAGTCTTCGACGTTGAAGAACAGGTCATCAAGCGACTCTTCCGATGCTTGCGGCTTTGCCGATGCCATACCGAAGGTCGGAGCGACTTCTGCGAT